GTATCTGCCATTGTTAGACTGGGATACACTCCAAATTGTAATAACAACCATATTGTTATGAAAGTGAAGATTTGTTTTTTGTACTTTTTGATTTTATCCATTTATTTTATTTTTTTATTTGTTTACCATATTTGAAATCCTCCGCAGTGGCGAAGAAAGTTAATCCATTCTTTTAATCTACCCAAAGATACACTATATGATGGTTCAACATGAGTTCCATCTAATGCTACAACTGAGGTGAATAGGATATCACCATATTCATATTGGTCATCTAATCCTTCGGTAACTTCTCTTGGTATAAATTTACCAGTACCTGCCTCACACCACATACCCATACAAACATATAATCGGTCTTCATCCTCCGTAAGATATTCACCATATTTTTCAGATATCAATAATTCTATTGCATCTGCTAACTTATTACACTCCCTTTGATTCTTTAAACCTTTACCATCGTTTGAGCCCCAATTTGTGGTATCAAATCCCAATCCCTTTAATTCGATTGCAGTTTCAGAAAGTGCTTGGATTGGTCTCCATCCCCACCAATTAGCACCGAAATAATCACCCGTTTCTATTTTGGGCTTTCTGCCCGATACATCTACTCCCATAATTTTATATTTTAAATTTTATTCGTAACTATTTCTATCTATACCAATTACAAAAGGGAAACGAGGTATTCCATCCGGCGTTAAATTAAAATACTTAATTGTTGCCTGTTTACCTATCAATTCCTTTTTACTTTTTAACATCTCAGCCGTTTCTTCCCATGTCCCCTTTACATTTGATTTGAAAGGTTTACCTTCCGCCGTTTCAAACACCATATAACCCGCAGTTCCAGTTCGGTTACCCTCACCCTCACAAATATCCTTAATCGTAAACTCTTCGTCAATGAATGATTTATGTTTCAATAGGGATTTACTTCTCTTATTCTCATACTTAGCATCCACTCTTAATATCTGTCCTTCGTAACCTTTCTCTACATATCCCTCATATAACTCCATAACCTCATCTTCATTATTACATGAATAAGTTTCTACTATTCTACAATACGGATGTAAATTTAAGTATGTTGAAAACAATATACCTAAATCATACATTCGTTTTATAAAGTTATTCTTTGAACTAGGTAAGTCGTAAATGTGATATTCAATTTGTCTTTCACTTTCTTTTAAGTCAGCATCGGTTGGTTTTGTTTTCTTTACCAACGATACAATCTTATTAAAGTCATTTGCGAACTTATCTGCATACAACTCACCATCGAATATCAAATCAGGATGCTTTTTAAACAACCCTTCTAAACTTTCTCTAATATGTGGTGCTGAAATGATTGCTTTACCATTTCTGCTAAACATACCCTCACTTGTCACAATACATCTAATACCATCTAATTTAGCTTGTGATGCAATTGGATATGTAATCTTATCTTTACAATCCTCCCACTTTGCTGCTAACATTGGTTCAAAGTATTGTTTAGTATTAATATTAGTAATATCCTCAAAGTAGCCACTCTCTAATTTCTTAGTTCTCTTAGCAATTGCTTCTTTAAGAGCCTGTTCGTTATCGGTAGTGCCATTTGCTTTACCTTCATTTTTACCATACACTACCGTCCATGCGTTTGTAGTGATTTGACCACCACATTGTCCACTATGAGTTCGGTATTTATTATCAGACACTTCAATTGTCCACTCTTGAGTTGCCCCGGTCTGTGTTTTTTTATATATTGTATCTAATTTCATATTATCTATATAGGGTTACAAATTGTCCAAAATGTTTATCAAATACGTTTACCAAATTCTCATAATCACCTTTCATCATTTCCTCTTTAATAGAGTTTCTATCTAATCCTAATTGTTTGGCTAAATTACTCGCTGTTCCTATTAGGAAAAAAGCATTACCATCTGGACCGGTTAAATCAATTTCAATACCTGTTTTTTCTTGTTTACTTTTTATCATTGTTTTAATTTTTAAGTTTTAAATTTATTATATGTTTACAATCCTTGCCTCTGCCAAATCCATGTGCCGGACAACTACATGTCCATCTACCATTTTCACTTACCACCTCATACACCATACCTTTACTACCTTCGACTGAGAAAGTTTGTTTTTTTATTATTTTGGGTAGTATTACTACTGATTTTGTATCTTTTTTAAACTCATCCTTAACCCACATTAATTCAATCTCACTCCAATCATATTTTCTATCTACTTTTGTCCATTTTCCTTCCTTGCCAGTAGTAACGATATACCATTGCCCATCAACTACTGATTGAAACGATACTGGTGGTAAATTTGATACAATATTCATATATTATACCATTGGAAACCCAACGGTTGAATTTGTTGTTGAACGTGTTGATACCGAAACCGCCAATGCATCCATTGATGAACCCATAGGTGCTTTTATTGTTGCCGCCCATCCTTTAGAGTGATTACTAAATGGTTTTGCTGCCGTAGCGAACCTACCTAAGTTTTGAACTGATGGTGAACCGATTGAATCCCACGGGGATTCCCATTTATCAGGTAATGTACCATCCTTCATTCGAAGTAAGTGAACTGCCGGTAAATAATCCTTAATATCACTATATTTCACCTTAAAGAAGGTATTTACTCTATTTTCTTTATCAACTAAAATAAAGAGAACTGAGCGGGATTTAACCTTACATATTTTAAGATTTCGGGTCTTAATCTTACCATTAATAGAAACGGTCACATCAATAAATTGACCAGCGGGGGTGTTGTCAAAAATAGAAGAGTTCATATTGTTTATAGTTTAATCATTTATTACAAAGCTAATATACGAAGAATAGCTGAGATTTCCAAATTTATTTTAATGAATAACAAAATTGATATCCACAATCTTCATCGTAATCATCCTTTTCTTCAACTGATTGACCTACGATTTCCTGTAACTTATTTACATCAACTCTAGCCCAATATCCAAATCGAAGATATACCTCATTTGAACCAAAAGCTTGGTCAATATCAAAATAACCAAACACCTCTTCAATTTTCTTTAATACATTAATATCAATTCTATTCATCATAACGTTTATATTTTAAATTTTAATAATATTACAATCCTTGTTCTCTACGCAAATCGTACTCTTCCTTTTCAATCTCTGAATACTCTACCACTTTAAGGTAGGGTTGAAACTTTGTTTCGTAATAACCTCTAAGGTTAGCCATATCAATCATTGAATCAATAAATGACTTACGAACATAAGTCATATCGGATGAACCGAACCCCTGGTCTTCTGGCCAATCAGCGAAATCTTCACTCACATCATTTAGGGCTTCATATACTGCATCGGAGTAAGTAATTACTCTCTTCGTAAAACGACCCTCAACAGGGAATGTGTTTCTAACTACATCAAATCCTTCTATTAAGGAGGCGGTAGCGAGGACTGAATTAAGGTTAAATGGTAGGCTCATAATTTTATATTTTAAAGTTTATTATCTCTCAATCTTATACAGCTAAACTACACATTATTTTCCATATTTCCAAATATTTTACCGCTTATTTTTCATTTATTTTTAGACAAAAAATAACCCATTGAAAATCAATGAGTTATAATATATTGGTAATCAATTGGTTATATTTGCAAATACATATACTCTGAAAATTCCTTATTACCATTGGGTGAAAGATGCCAATCTCCATTATTTAATTCAGAATCACAAGTCCATCCTTTATTTATAGTTAATTCTCGTAAATTTATTAAAGGTGGTTCAATATATTTTTTAATATTATCACCCATTATCATATCCCACGATAATAATAATGTTGATATGTTATTTTTTTCATTAGAAATACTTTTTAAAGTATAATATGTTGATAAAATAGAATTTCTTTGTAAAAATATTTCATTTGATAGTTTTTTATGAAAAATATGATTAAAATTTGCTAAATCATCATCAATAAAAATTCGGTGAGGTGAAATTGGTATTAATTGATGATAACCACCTTCTTTTTCTAATGTATGTTGTAATACCATACGATGCCAATATGTTAATTGAAATATAATTAATGAATCATCATATAATTCACGAGGTAATATATCATATATTTTTTTTCGTATATCGTCATTAGGATGAAAAAATGAAAAATTTGAATTTATACAATTTAAATAATATAAATTTTCATTATTTGAACTACCATTTATTGCATAATTGTATACATTTGCAGCTGATATATTTAACTTATCCGCTAATAAATCTATATATGATTTGCAAGTGTTATCAATAGAATTAGTATTTAATGAATGAGAACATCCAAACACATATAAATGTTTGTATTTATTCACCCCAATGTTTTTTTCTTAATTCGTACATATCAATTGATTCTCTTTTCATTTGGTTTCCTGCATGAAAATATGCACCTTCTTTAAGATACCCACCTAAGAAATTTCTTCTCATTCTTGTGGTATCTCCGTTTGGTTCACTACCATGAACTACATGAGAATGTAGTAATGCAACTTGTCCTTTTTTCAAATATCCTTCTATCTTACGGAAATCATGCCCTTCAGGCATTACACAACTTTTACCTCTTTCACTTCTCCAGTTATCAGTATTAGTTGCTTTTCTTTCTTCGTTATCTTCAATTGGTAAAACCGGCAATCTATGCGACCCCTCATAGTTCCAAACTGCCCCATTAGTTGGGTCATGATTATCTAATGCCAATGCAGTATTGATAATTTCATTATGACCACACCCTGTATAAAATGCATTTTGGTGTTGGTCTCTTCCCAATTCACCTTTTGGTTTGTAATAACCCCAAGTTTGTAATCCAACAACTCCGCCTTCCATAAGGAATTCAGCTGCTTCTAATACTTTTGGATGGGAGAATAATTTAGCAATTTTTTCGGAATCTTTATGTGGATACATAATAGGTTCAAACTCTTGCCATTTTCCTGGCTCTTTTTCATTACGTTCTACACGTAAACGGTCTAATTCTTCGTTGATTTCATCTACTTCTGCTTCGGTTAATAATTCCAAAACTGTGAAGCCTCGGTATCTCCAATCAAATGACATTTGTTGAAGTTCTTCCGTTGTAAGGTGTTTGTATTTTTGCATAACTTTTGTGTTTTATATAAATATATATAATTTATAAAAACGATAATTATTTTTTTATGATTTTTATCATTTATAAAATTGCAGTAAATTAGGTAGGTATAATTTTAAGGTAGAGATTTTTTCATATACCAATTTTATTGCCCTTCTATTTGATTCACTTACACTTACATCGAATACATCACCATTTTCTCTATATTGAGTTTCCTTTGGGCCTGAAATTCTCCATTTTAAAGAACAACGACTGAATAGGGGATTTGTTTGAAATCTTAAATAAGTTTTTGAATCGATTTCAAATATAGGTGAATTGATATCATTTACTTTTTTTATAAAGTATCTACTAATATATCCACGAGTATAATCTATTTTAGATGGCGTAGGAATGTGGGTATCAAATGAATCATTTGGTAACGATGTGGTTGGTTTCACCAACTTATTATATGAATCTAATATACTCATGATTATTTTTCTTTACCTACTATTCTTAATTTGGTTTTAACATCGGTTGTCCATGTCATACCATCTAATGTATGGTCTACTTTTACTACTTGAAATACATTAGGTTCACCGAATTTATCAGGTAATCCATCTATTTGAAGTTGGTCACCCACTTTAAATCCACTAACACCGTGTACTTTAAAATCAAAATCAGCAACACCAAATGGTGGATTTTGGGTATTATTAGCAGCTTTCTTTTGTAAAGTTTGAACCGGTGTTAGACCTTTATCAACTAAAAAACATTGTCTTAGGGCTGCAGTATCATTCCATGCTCCAACCATTACAACATTTTCAATTGTATTATCATTACTACTATCCCAGTCATACCAAGCTTTTGTTATATCTAATTTTGCTTCTCTATTTTGTACTTTAGGATATACTGCACCTGTCTTTATAAAAAATTCAAAATTAGCTATTTTAGCTTCCGTTTCTAATTCTTCTGCGGATTTTCGTTCTGATGCTTTATTCGATGTATCGGGTGGGTCTTCTTTTGTCTCTTTTTCTGCTTGTTGTATTCCTGCTAAGTAAGTTCCTACTTTATCCTCTTTTCTAGAAAATACACTACCTAACATAGGCCTCGGATTTAATTCCGGACTATGGTCATATGTTTTTCCCTTCTCGTCTTTTAATTTATTATTCACAACTGATGACATCATCGCTGCAGGGACTTCAACTGAAAAATCACAACTAATAAATGGTGATTTAACTCCTCTAGATTGAAATTTTGTAATACCACTATTATTTGAAATATCACCTAAAAAATTTAAATCAACTACTGCTAATTCGATTGGGCCTTTTGGGTCACTAGATAATGGAACTTCTTGTATTTGAAATTTCCAAATTGAATTACATGCACCGGACATACCATTTAACATTTCATAAAAAACATCTCTAATAACTAAATTGGGTTTACTAATACATTCTACAAAAAAATTAAAATTTATATATAAATCTTTTAGATATCCCCAAAATCCAGCCTTTTCTTGTATTGGTATAAATGTGTTATCACAAGCAGATGTTACGTTTAATGGTTGTGTATTTGGAAATGCATATGGAACTATTCTAGTTTTTTTAGTGGATGGTTCAAATCTTGAATCTAAATGTGTTAGCCAGGGATACTCTTTCAATTCTGCTTCGGGATGTATATTTGCAAAGTTTTTTTCACCACTTAAATTTGCAAATTCAATAAAAGAAGTTATTTCACTTTTTGCAGAAAGTGCCTCTAAAAATTTAAAATTTGGAGTAGTTGGGTTTGGTATAAATAATTTTGTAGGGTCAGTTGAAAACATATGTGGAAACCCACTAATGTAAGTATTTTTAATATTAATTATTTTACTACGACTATCATGAGGACAATCACCACTTCCCTTACGTCTTGATAAATCAAATGGGTAGGTATTAATAATTTCACATGCTAATTCAAATCTAATAAATTTTTCCTCTGATAAAAGGGGTAATTCTTTTGGTATTTCTAAATCTTTACCACTATCTGTTTTTAATTCGGCAGATTCAGTCAGTGCATCTTTTAAAGTTTCAGCAACAACTTTATCCATATTTACAAAATTAGCAGTATCTGACCATCTCGGGTTTTTCCATAAATTATAAGTTGCAATCGTTCTTTTTTGACCAGGAAGTTGATTAAACATTTGCATAAAAAGAGCAGCACCAATTTTATTATCACCTACTGCAGATTCAATTTCTTGTGGTTTAAATGTTTCTCCACTTTTTTTATCATCGGTTGATGTATTATTAGCATCTCTATGGGTTTGCATATATTCTGCAATATTACCAATTGCCGTTAGTTTTACTTCCATTTCATAACTTTCATTATCACCAAAAGAAATACCACCGCCAGTAACAACCCCTAAAAATGCATCATATGTAAAATCAGATTTTATTCTTTTTTCTTTAACGGTAGTCCAGCTGTCATACGCAACTAAATCACAAGCGGTTACTTTATCGCCTGTTCCTACTTTTTGTGCATTTGATTTTTGAGTATTCCATCCAAATTCACATAGACAATGAAATCCCGGTTCTAAAAAAAACCCAGCTAATATATCACATTGTTCTTTTGTAAATGCACGAATTTTAATAGTTGCTAATCGACTACCACCTTCAGCTTTTTCATCCATAGTCATAGATGTTATAATGGGTGATGGTCTAAGTGCCCTACTTGTACCAGATGGTACTGGTATTTTAGCACCATTAAAATCCCTACCTATTATACCGGGACCTATATAATCACTCCCCATCGAACCATATACGGATGTAAAATCAGTTGCTTTGGGATTTATTGATTCTAATATACACCCACCCTCAACTCCTGATAATAACCTTATCCAAGTAGATAATCCACTAACACCGGGATTTTCTTTTGCGTTCCACGGGTTATTATTACCTGCTCTTTTTTTTAGAGTGGTTTCTAATTCGGTGTATATATTTGATAAATTTGGAAATGAACCTGGCATAATTTATTTATTTTGTAAAATTATTCGAAATTTCTAAATAATTTTCCGGTATTCTTAGTATTGTTCCATCGTTTACTGCGAATGGTGCATCGTGGATGTTGTTAGCAGTTGCTATAATCCACCATAAGGATGCATCTCCGTAAAACTGATGTGCAAGTGTATCTAATCTATCACCCGTCTGGGTCACTGCGTAAATATCAGTATCTCTCAATGGTATATTTGGGTATATCTTCGTTCTGAAGACTTCCCTACCATCTTTGAGTTTTTGTATTTTATTATTTGTGTATCTTGACATAATTTAATTATTTTAAAAAGGAAGCCCTGTTTTTGGTGGATTTGCTGTTGATATTTTATCCATTTGTTCTTTACTAAAAAATAGATTCATTGGGTCTTTACCATTATTCCTTTTAACCCAAGAACCATAACCTTCCTTTCGATTTTCATCAGAATAAACAAAATTATGTATCTTACCATCTTCATCTTTATATTCTACATTTGCAAACCATTCATCTTCTCCTATTTTTTTAATATTTGTTATTTTTCCATCATGCCCTTCTATGTTAGCAAACCAAGCAGATATCCTATCAGTAATCCCTTGATTCTTGTATTTTGTAAATGATTTTCTAACTTTTTCATTAAATGATGGTTCAGTAGTATTTGCAATTGTAGCTAATGAAGCCCCATCGTTACTTTCTTTTGGGGTTTCTACCGATTTACCAGTATCTAATGATTTTGGGGTTGAATCTATCCCTAACATACCACCACTTGTTGATTCCGTCTTTGGTGCTTCGGTTTGTGCTACACCTACACTATTAATTGGTGCAGGAGGTGTTGTTGGTTGAACTACTTGTGGTGCACTTGCAGTTCCTCCATTATTTGTAGTTGGTGCACTACCACCGGTTTTTGGTTCTTCATTTACAGTCGTTGTTGTACCAGATTGTTCGGCCCTTCTCTTATTAATTATTTTAACTGCTTCTTTTGAAATCGGAGTTCCATATAATTTAAGTTCTGCACCTATATTTTCAACAAATTTAAATTCCATTTGAACTTCAACTATTTTTGGTAATTGATTACCATCTACCGTTTCCCATACCCCATCATCTGGTATTGTATATGAAAGAGAGTTTATAAATGCGGTTTTCTTTTGATACATATTACCCAATGTAAATTCAATAAATGGTGGATTTACTAAATTATTCTTATCAATCGTTGGATATGCTTTACCTGTTAAAAATTGAATTCTTTGCCACATTGTTGATAATTCAGCCGAATTCATGCAATACATTTTTAATTGTAATGATAGGGTTCGTTCTACTCCACCATATGTGTAGTAACTATATGGGTTACCAACAAATTTAGCAGAATCCCAAGTTGGTGAAACAGTTTCACTTAAACTTGTTATTAAGGTTCTAAAATATACTTTTTGAGAATCACCTACCCCTGCTATTGAAAATGTTACTAAATCTTTATCATCTCCGTTACCACTACCATTTACTCCATATGAACTATTAATTAAATCACCATTATTACTTGTTATTCCATATTTTGTTTCTAATGTACTAGCTTTTGCACCGGGTACTCCACTATACGGATTAGTTGGGTCATTAGGCATAACTGCACCAGTATTATTTTTTATATCTTTAAATGCGTTTGGTGATGTACCAAACACACCTTTTGTTTTTCTTCTATCAATTCCATACACAGGCGATACTAAGGATAAGTCAATTCCATTTAAGGTATTAACATCCATTTTTTCACTATATATTTTTTCGGTAGCAGTAGTTGTTTTAGTTTTTGATTCAACTGCTTTATCTATTTCAGATTTGGATTCTGTACCTTTTAGTTTATCTTTTACTGATGTAGCGGTTGACCCTAATTTTTCTTTAGCTTTACCAATTTCTGCCGTATCTTTTTTTATAGTATCGGTAGATTCTTTGCCAGGTATTCCTAAATTAGTTTCTTTACTATTCGATGTTACATATGAATTATATTTTTCATCATATGGTCTAGCATCATCAGTTTTTTCTTTAGTCTTTTCGTCTAATAATTTATTAAGTTCTGTTTTAGATTCGGTCCCTTTTAATTTTTGTTTTAGAGATGCAGTTGCGTTTGCAGATGCCTCTCCTAATTTTTTCTTAGCATCAAGTTGTAATTGAGTTACTTTTTTAGTAATATCAGTTGCACCCTTATCTACTTTACTTACTGATTTTGAATTAAACTTAACATTATCAATTTGTTTTGAATATGGTAATTTTGAACTATATTCGTATTTATCAGTTGCACCTGCAGTGTTAGCACCTAATGTATTTGGATTACCAAATAGAGCAGTTCTTAACTTATCTTTTACTAATGAGATACCTTGACCTATTATTTGTTTGCCAATTGTTTTTGGATTACCACCACCGGTATTTTTTAAGAATGTACCAACAATTGTACCCTTTGCATCATTTCTGATTTTTGAAAGAGTAATCATTGTATCTGGCTCTAATCCAGCTTGTAATTCACCTGTATTATTTACATAAGTTGGTATCACATTTTGTGGAATACCTATACGAGAATTTATCCCATCTCTTGCTTGATTTAGAGATGTTACTTTACCACCAAAAACAAATTTACCAAACTTACCACCAGTAATAGCACCTAATCCTTTACCAATCAACCCACCATCCGCTGCACTTCCACCCGTTGCCTGTTTCATTTTCTCAACCGATGATGTACTACGGGTTGCAATACGAATTGCTTCGTTACCATAAATTAATGGATTATTTAATTCTACTTTACTTTTTATACGAATACCACTAAGTTCTTGTTCTATTAAAGTTAGTTTATCTGGTTTTACACTTTTTTCTTGCGTAGAACCTATGAATAATTCTTGCACAGGAGTTAAGTCCAATATTTTTGGAGTTATATCTTTATTCGAACCTCTAAATAATTCTAATATTGTTGGCATAATTAAGCTCCCATTAACCCAAATCGGTTTTCACCACTTTTTTCGTTTGTTTTCACTACTGCTGATGAAACTTTCTCTTTATCCATATAGACATCTCTATTTGATTGAACTGCCATAATTAATTCATCTAATTTAGCAACAATAGCGGTGTTATCTTGTCCTCCCCCCATTAACCCACCTAATAATCCACCGATACCAGTTCCTAATCCCGTAGCAATTGTTTCCAATAAACTAGCAGGGTCTTTAGTTGCTAATAGGGTATCTGCTGGGTTTGTTCCAACCACTTTACCATTTTGAACTACACCATCGTTTACACTTTCAGTTGCCATTGCTGATGATGTAGTACCATCGGTTGATTGAGTATCATCTCCACCTAATCCTACAAAAGACCCAATTGAACTAAATACACTTGATACATTATCTATTACCCATTGTAATGGGGCTACTAAATATTTTTGGAAAAAATCACTAACACCTTCAATAACGCTGAATATTGCATCAAATCCTGCACTAAAAGCATCTACCATTATACCTATTGCTCCTCCGATTACTGTTCCTAATAAAACACCTATGAATTTAAAAACAGGTAATATAGGGGTAACTGCTTCCATTATTTTATCCTTTAATTCTCCAAACTTTGCAAATAGTGGTTGTAATGCATCCGATACCATATTAAGTGGAGTAAACAACCCTTCCATAATAGCACCAGCAATTGCAAATACTGGTTTTAGTATTGCCATAAATACATTCCAAATAGCACCAACTATTCCAAATGTTATTTTAAGTACACTACCTATTGCAGTTAATGTAGGCATTAAAAGACTACTTACTACATCTACAACATCATTTACTATCATTATTAAAAAAGCTGCTGCTGGTTGAAACACATCCATAATGGCAGTTCCTAATCCTGCAGTACTATTTGATAATTTATCCATTTGAGATTGCATCTCTTGTTGTGCTGCTAATTTCTTTGTTTGTGCATCCAAATCAGATTTAGTCATTTTACTAATATCTTTACCTGCACTCATTAAAGACATTGCAGATGCTAATTGTTCTTTATCTAAATTACTAAATTGGTTTCTAATTCGTTGTTGATTTATTAAATCCTCCATTTGCATACCAGTTGCCTTTGCAAGAGCTTCTTGTTCAAATTTATTTAATTTTGTTAAATCACCTAAACTTGCTACTTGATTTAATACTTCTTGCTGTGCACCTAAAACATCACCATTTGCTGCTAAATATCTTGCTTGAGAAAGGTTTAAATTTGTTCCTAATATTGCACTTGCTTCTAATTCTGATGTAATACTATTTTCAAAATCCAAAAGATTATCAGCAACTGCACCAGCCTGTTTAATAGATGTTCCCAACTTTGCTGCTTGAACTGCTGCTTTAGCAAGTGCAGCGGGTGAACCATTAAAATAACGATATGCATATTCAGAACTTTCTGCCATATCTTTAATAACTTGACTTGGAGCAACTCCGGCCATCTTAGACATTTGAACAGTTTGACCTATTAGGGCTTGTGATTGTTCAGCTGTTAATCCACCTATATTTTGAAATACTTTATTTAATTGTGCACCTTGTTCTACTCCAATACCAAAGTTTTTATTTAGGGCAACCATAGAACCCAATACTGATTTTGAAGGTTGCTCTAACCCACTAAATTCAGTAGTAAATGCACCTGCAGCTTTACCTACATCCTCTGCACTTACACCTAATGTTGCAAACTCTGCAGATACGGATTGAATATTTTGTTTTAACCCGGTGGTTTGTGAATTTAATAAACCAGTTGTATCTCTAAATGATTTTGCTGCTGAATCTATTTCACTAAATCTTTTTACTCCTAATGCAAGACCTGCAACAATTAATCCAATTATTACTAATGGAGACATTAATGCTGCTGTTAATGATGCACCTAATCCACCTGCTGCACCACTTAACGCTTGCATTGTTGTTGCACCACCTCTTAATCCACCTGCAAAATTACTTACAAATGATGTAGCGGCACCACCTAATTTATCTTTTATTGCATTTGACCCGATACCACCAAGTTTACCTAATAACCCACCTATTACAGGTATATTACTAGCACCCGATACTAATCCATCAAATGAACTTCCTAAACTATTTGCTAAATCAGTAGCAGCATCATTTACTTTTTCAGTTATTGCTAATCGTTGATGTTCAATATTTAAACTTTCTTCGGCAACAGCCAATGAACGTAGCATTTCTTCACCAACTGCCTTATTTGAACCAAAGTAAGATTTTCCGATTCTTTCTTTTTCTGCTTCAATCTCTACTAATTTTTTTGCAACACTTTCTGAGTTAGTTAGTTGTGATACTGATGATTTTAATTCATCATTATATGTCTTTACTTTCTTACCTAACGTTGTTCTATAATCAATCTCATCATCAATACCATCAATAATACCTTTGTTAATAGATGCAGAAACTTTTAATGCATCATTGTAGTCATTTTGAAGACGTACCGATTCCTTTTGCTTTCTTACTAAGTCTTCTTGTGCATCTCCTACAATTTTATTTACATTTTTTGCCATTATATATTAATATCAGATTATTGTATATTTAAGATTGCTTTGTAATGTGCAGGGATTTTTTTACCATCCTTCTTTAATTGTTCTACTTTATCTCTAATCTTTTGCATGTCAGCATCCAATTTAGTAGCCATAGCAACAAAATCTTTATCTTTTTTTAATTTATTTACAAGAATTTTTCCAAAAATATAATCAACTACCCCTTCTCGAATAGAATGTTTTTTGGTTATAAATTCTTTTATACTTTTTCTTATTGTTTCAGTTAATTTCATAGTATTTCCCATTTATACTACTATAAATATAAGACATAAAAAAAGTGAGGAATTTATTTCCTCACTCTTACACCAGGGCCTTTTGATTGTTGATTAGTTTTTGTTGCTTTATTTGCGTTATCGCTTTCTCGTTTCTTTGTATCAACCAATTCTTTATAATAAAAATTTCTTAAATGAACCGGTAATCTATACACATCTGATTGAATAAACCCATTTCCAAAATAACATAATTCAAAAATTTGTTTATGTAATATAACAGAATAATTAGTCGGTAGGCCAAAAAAAGTTTACGCCCATTGGTATAGAGCGTACCTCCGTTTCTCCCGTCTCTGGGTCAGTATAATCAAACTCCATTTTAACATCCGGTTGGATTACTTTTAAATGTTCTCTAAAAGCTTTAGTATCTTTTGATAAAAATTTATTATTAATAAAATCAGTAATTGATTTAGTATCTTCGTTTCCATCAACGGAAACTATCATATAACGATAACGAGTAGTTAATTCTCCGCCCATTGAATCTTTACTTAATCGTTTCATTGCATTAACATCCGCATCAATTCTTTTTTCATCACCATGAGTTAATAATTTAAAAACTAATACATTACCAGTGGATGTTTTAAATGTATAACGATTATCGCTAGTTAATTTACTAAAATCAATATCTTTTGTTTGAACTTTACCCAAATCTACGTTAATAGTTTCGTTTTCACCGGTTGAGGTTTGTATTTGAATTTTATATTCAGGACCATATCCTAAAATACGAGTTGCTAGCATAATAGCGTTTTTATCACCCAAAAGAATATCATCTGGATTTACTTTCTTATCTACTATAATTGCTTCGAATAATTTATCTAATACTACACCTTTTTTAATCAAACTTTGAGAGGTAAGAATTTCCTCCTCTCTTGCCGTCATGTATTTTAATTCGATGTTACCACTTGATAATGGATTTGTTTCTGGATAACACTTACCTTGAGATGGTAATGAAATTATCTCCGTTGAGAATTCGTATTGTGACATATTTTACCTTTATTTTGTTTATTGTATATAAATATATAAATAAAAAAAAATTGAAAAAAAAGGAGATATTTCTATCTCCTTTCTTAATTTTATATTTTAATTCTATTAGAATTCAAGTACTGCGTAATCGTAAGATAACGTTAATGTGATTTCTGCAGGGTCATTTGATGTCCAATCTAACTCACCAAATTGTGCGTTTAAGATAAATGCACCTTTGATTTTCCATTGTTCAATTTTATCACCCACTGGTCCTAACATATAGATATCAATATCTTTTTTGTAGAAATCTGCATATCCATCACGTCCTGTTAGGGATTCGTGTGAAGTTCTAACCCACTCCATTACTGCTTGTGCACCAGATGGTACAATTGGGTCATACAATGTGATTTCTAAATCTTGCCACTCACCTTTACCTTTCAACTTTCTTTTTAAGTTGATGTGTTCTAATGTTACAGCTTCAAACTGAATGTTTGGTCTGTTAGCGGTTTTGATAAGATATGAAGGGATACCACCGATTTCCATGATGAAACGATTTTTCATCTTTGGTTCAAAGTTGGTATAGAACATTTCGTTAAACTCTAATATTTCTGCCATTTTTATTTTCTCCTATTATATTAATAAATATAAGGTTTCTCTTTTTTTTAAAATTTATGCTGAGAACGATGCTCCAGTCGGTAAGATATTGAAATCTAATACGATGAATTCAGCGGTTTTTGTTGGTTGTAAGAAAATCTGTCCAGCCAATATATTTCTATCAATTACATCAGGAGTGTTATTAGTCTCATCCATTACTACTCTAAATGCATATAAACCTTGTCTTTGTTGAATTGCTTCTAAATAAGGATTAACTGTATTTAAGAATCTTGAACGAGTGGTAGAAGTATTTTGTTCGAATACTAAGTATCTTGATGTAGAAGCAATATACTTCTTAACTTTGATAAGTAATCTTCTAACATTGATTCTATCTAACGCTGATGATTTTTCTTGTAATGTTTTCTGTCCAAATGCCACGATACCCTCGCCAGGGAAAGATGCGATAGGATTTATTTTTCCTTCGTATAATGTATCTCTCTCTGCGTGTGTTAATCTATTCAATACTGAAACTGCTCCTACGATTCCACCACGATTTAAACCAGCTGGTGCGAACCATTCTGCTGCAACCGCGTCATTTGCTGCGTAAATACCTGGCATCAATACTGATGGTGGTACTGCAGTTAATTTGTTTGTGTTTCTATCGATTGTCTTAACCCACGGGTAGTAAGTACCTACATAGTTAGAATCTACTGCTGCACCTTGTGCAACTGCTTCATCAATTGTATCATTACCACTATCACATCCAACTACATCACCAATGAAGAATACATCTTCTCTATTTTCACACATTTCAGTTATGTAGTCAAACACATATGAGTGATGTCTACGAACTATACCAGGTGCTGCGATTATGTTGATATCGAAATCATCAGGGTTAGATACCGCGTTGATTGCTTTTACATATGCAACTGAACCGCTTGCAATTGATGTTGCTAAGTTAAATCCTTGTGAATTACCAGATGATAAATCAGAACCTTTGCTTGCAACTCTTGTTGGAGTTACACCATCAAACCCACCTTGAAATGCTAATGTGAATTGTCTTTTAGCAATTGTTTCGGCTGAATCATCAGTTGATAATGAATAAGCAAAATTATATGTTGAAACTGACCCACTTACAATAGCAGTAATATCTGCATCAAATGTAAAATCAGTATTTCTACCAGTACTAAATTCAGTTCCCGGTAATGGTTTTAAATATTGTGTATTATTTATTTTTACTGCAGTAGTTTCTAAATCAATACCAGAGTATCTATATGCAGATGATGCTGTATTATTAGCAGAACCGGTTGAATAAATAACTGCAGGAACGATTGTTTCTATCGTTGCATCAATTGGATTGATGTATGCACCATGTCCAAAAGGTGCTGCTATGATAGGGAATGAACCCTCAGATGATACTTCTACTCTAACTAATTTAGAACGATTTGCGTAATCACCATTTTCACTTTGTTTGCCATTTGCATCAATTGTTAAATTTCTATCACCAATTACTTTAGCAATATAGTTTGGAGATGCAGGGTCTAAGTTAACGTTATTATATGTTTCTTTTACTGATTTTTTTCTATCTGTATCACTAAATCCACGAACTACTACTGAGAATGTTGCGTAATCAGTTGCACCAGATACTCCTGCTGCTTTAACGTTAAAAATACTTACTTTATATTCAGTATTGTATGGATTACCATCACCTAACGTATGGAAACGGAATAGGTCACTTCTTTGTCCACTAATCAATTGGGATTTAACCATTGGAGTAGATGCGTAAGTAGTGTCATCAGTAAATGCTTGAGTTGGTAATTGAACTAATGAAATAGAACCAGAACCTGCAGATAAGTATGCACTTAAATCGGTAGCTGTTTTTTCAAAGTATGTATACACATATGCTTTTTTAGTTCCAAATGGAGATTCTCCAAATACATCACCAATATCATTTCCTTGTGCAGGGTCAATTGATGCTGAACCATTGTATGCTATGTTACTTCCACTAATTGTAAAATAAGTATCAGTTGTTGTTCCGTTTGCAAAGGTTATTGAACTAGTTGCAAATCCGGTTGATTCACTACCACTTACTGTAGCGTGTAATGTACCGATGATATGTTCACTACCACTTGCATATGTTCCTGAAGCAGAACCAGATACTAATGTTACTTTAATACCAATTGGTGCTACGTGTGAATAACCACCTAAGTGACCAACACGAACAATTGTTGCTGTTCCTGCTTCTCTTAAATAGTTCTGAACTGCGTACCCTGTATAGTATTCCCCATCAGGTGTACCGAATATTTCTTCAAATTCTGATTGTGTATTGACGATAGTTGGTAAGAACGCTGGTCCTTTACTAAAAGGTCCTACTATTGCTGCCCCTATTTCTCCTATACCCTGTGATAAAAATGATAAATCATTCTCTCTTGTGAATACACCAGGTGATACAATTTTTTCTGCCATTTTATTTACTCCTATTAAGTTTGTGTAATGATACACATATAAGTATTAGATACTTTTTCTAAAATATTATTTTATATATGCGTAACGTAGTATTATTCCGCGATTGGTGTGAATTCTCCCGTTATAGGGTTGTAATCACCATCTCCGTATTTTTCATTTAAACCTTTAAATAAGGTTTCTTCCGTTATAACTAAATCCGAATGTTGTTTAGTTAATTCTGCTTCTCTTTCTTCTAATTCTGACAATCTTCTTTTTTTTTCAATATGAATTTGTCCTAATTCAGTAAAAACAGCCCCAACTTCAATTCGTAATTTGTTAATTTGTGCGACTTCGTCTTCCGTAAACTTAATTTTTTCTGCCATTTTGATATATTTTGTTTATTAATTAGTTATATATATAAATATATAGATTTTTCCCAAACGATAAAAAAATTATCTAACAAATGAAACTGCACTACTCCAAGTCCCTTTAAGACCTTGGTCAATCGCTCTAACTCTAACATACCAAGTCCCTGCCGTTAATAGAGTATTAACTTCGATAGTGTTGGTGCTCCATTCCGTATTATCTACTGTGTTGGAAACAAATGTATTTCCTGTTGATATTTGTACATCATATGCAGTAATACCACCCGTTCCTACTGATGCAGGTGCCGTCCAACTTACACTTGGAGATGAATATGCTATTGAAGTAGGTACACCGGGTGCTGCTAAATCTGTAAATGAATTACCACCTTTATTATGGGTAATATATCCATTTACTAAATAAGTATCTTCTGCTTCCACATCTAATGATACAATTTCAGATGTTTCTTCATCAATTGTTATCGATATTATATCTACTTCTTGTGTATCACCATTTACAAATTTAATTAATTTATCACCAATAGTTAAATTAAACATTTGTTTGAATCTATATAAATTATCAGTAGAATCTTTAACTAATAGAGGATGTTCTGATGTAGCTGTAATTTCACCATTATTAATATTATAATATTTACCAGTAAATGAATATATTACATTCACAACTGTTACTTCTTTTTCAATTTTATTTAATTCAGATGTAGACCAATCATAAAATGTACCATCTGAATCAATTGATAATCCATTTAAAGAAAATCCTTTTAATTTATCACCTTCTTCAATTTGACCAACTTCTTTAATAGACCCATCAGCCATTGTTACGGGTGAATCAGATGTTAAACATAATGCAACTGAGTTACCGTCATACGAATCTACGGAATAAACCGTCTTATCTTTAGATGTGTTATATCCAGTTGCGTGTGTATTATATCCATCTGCAAATACTGCACGAAGCGTATGAGTTTGAATTGTTTGTAGTACCGTTTGTGCCCCTGGGGATTGTGGATTCATTGATGATACGTTAAACGTACAAGTTGTACCACTATTTGTTCCTAATGTTATATATGAACCTGCAGCTACACTCCATGTAAAGTTTGCCCCTCTACCACTAATTCTGGCAAAATTTGTACCGGCTGCATCAAAACCTAACGTATATGTTTCTGTTGTAGATTCAACTGCGTAGGTATAACCAGTTACCGAACCAACTGCATCAATTGCGAATGATGACATTGCAATAGGCCCAATTGAATCTCCCTTTGCTGCTGAGATTGATTTTGTACCTTGACCTGTTGCTGCAGCTAAATTATTTAAACTTTTGGTTTGTCCTGATGTTAATGTTGCCATTTATGTTTTTCCTATTTGTTATAAATATCTAATAATGAATCAATCCATTTATTCTTATCCGTATATTTTTCAATCATATAAGTTTTTATAGTATTGAACCAATATAATTTTTCAGAATAAGGTAATGTAGTAATCTTTGTATAAATATCAAAAAATTCAGTTTTAGACGATGCTCGGTATGGATATTCTAAATCTTTACACCAACTCGAATGTAGTATTGGTAATTTACCTTTATCAACCACTTCAAATATTGAATATCCAAAGGGTTCTGATATAAACGCAGAGTGTGATACCCCCCAATCCATATCATAAAAAGTGTCTTTAAAATCTGAATTATAATGATATAATTTTGATTTTGAAACATCTACTTTTACTCCATTTTTCCAAAGTACATTAAATTCTTGTGAATCAGTAAAAATAAGACTTGGGATTTTATCTAAATAATGTGGATTTTTTCTACCTTCACTTCTTGCAGCAAATCCTAATTTGTTAGATTCGGATAGAGGTAAATTCCATTTAAATTCGTAAAAATTTGGTATATTGGTGTTTTTATAAAGTATTTCGTATAATCCTACCCATATGTTATTCTCACACCAATCAGTAACCTCTTGTTCCCATTCTGAACTCATATACGGATGATGTCCTATTGGTAAATCACTTCCAAATTGAGATTTTAGAATATGGTCTACTGAATTATGTAATATATTTGAATGAATTTTATCTTTATTATCTACAATTGGTTTCATTGGAGTATAATGTCCATGTAGAATATTAATTCTCCTTGCACCTTTACATAGTTCTTCAAACTTTTGAATATTTTCACCATGCCAGTAAGTTTCTATTGGAAATTGGTAATCTTCGTGTCCTTTGGGTTTGTTTCTATGAATTAGTAGAATTGGTTTAACATCTAATTTAGGTGCTATTAATTCCATCCAAAGATTTACCCAAATATCAGAACCTGCATTGACCCACGGTCCACCGCCGGTTGTATAATATACATCGTAAACCATTTATATTATTTTTTTATTATAATTAATCCAGCAAATACTCCAGCAAACGTTACTGTCAACGCATTAACCGAAGTTGATTCTATAATTGAAGGAACTTCCTGTCTTTTATTAGTAGTATTCCATGCTTGAACTATTGGATATTCTTCATTTAAACTATGTGTAATTGAATAAGTTGAATTACCACTAACTGTTTCTTTATAAGTTGTTAATCCAGTTATTTGTGAAGAACCACTTACTAATCCACTTGGCATTCCTGCTAAGTTATTCCACGAAGTAGAACCACTTACTATATGCCCCCCTTTAGCAACTACTGCATAACCACTTTGAGCGGATGATAATACTATTGTTGCAGTATTATTATTAGTGAGTGTTACTGATGATGGTATTATTTGTGAATCATTTGTTCCATATACTGAAACTAATACATTTTTAGTATTAAAGTTATGCGTTACGGCAATAGTTGATTGCGTATCAAACGAAGATGTGATTGTTGCAACTTCTGCAATTTCAGTTACTACGTTTGTAATACCACTACCATCTCCAACAAAGTATGATGCAGTGATTGCACCATTTGCTAAATTAATTGATTGACTTACTAATGATGAAATGATTTGGGTAGAAGACGATACGATGTTACTTCCACCTAATATTTGTATCGACCCGGATATTAATGTTGGTAATGAACTAATTCCACTAAAAGTAATTTGAGATGACCCTGATACGACACTATCCCCACCAGTCCTTAGTATTCCTAATTCACTTCCCTTAGGGCCTGCAATCCATTTATCATTTGTAGTATCCCATAATAATGAACCAGTTGCTGTGTTTCCACCCGCTGCATCTTTAACGTAAATACCACCATTTGTAGTAAGTGTTCCATTTAATACTATAATATTATCACCAATATTTACGTTGGTTGAATCAATTGTTGTGGTTGTACCATTTACTACTAAATCGCCACCGACTATTAAACCAGTTGTTGTAGTAAGTGAACCTGTAATTGCTATACTATTTCCAAATTGAATTGCATTTCCATCAGATGAAAGTATTTTATTTCCACTATATAAAGTTGTTGTACCTTTTAATGCGATTACACCCGTAGTTGGGTCTAAAACTATATCACCTGCTCCGGTTGAATTAAGTGTTAAATTACCTTCTGCAGTTTGTAATGTAATTGTATCAGTTGCAGTTTCTAATAATTTTAAAGATTGTCCTGTATCAGTTGTAAATGTTAAATCAGTTGCATTAGATGAAAGAATTGCAACTCCGTTCATATAAATTGAACCAGTTGAAACGTATAAGTGTCTAAATTGTTTACTAGGAGAACCTAAATCGTATGTATTATTTACACCAGGTAAAATTGAACCTGTTAAATTGATATTACCATTTATATTTTGTGTTCCCGTAAATGAGTTTGAACCCGTTGTTACAAAATCTCCATAATTTTTTATCTGAGATGAACCACTAACTAATCCGCTTGGTTTGTTTGTTTGATTTGTATAATCTAAATAATATGAACCGGATTGGCCATTTAATTTATTTGAATCATCTGCAGAACCACTAACGATGTGACCACCTTTAGCAACTACTGCATAACCACTTTGAGCGGAAGTTAATACTATTGTTGCAGTATTTAAATCCGTAAGAGTTACTGATGATGGGATTATTTGTGCATAATTAGAATCATATACTGAAATGATTACATTTCGTGAATTAAAATTATGACTAACCGATATGTTTGAGGAATTAAAGAAAGCGTAATTAACAGTTGCTACTTGAGATATATCAGATGCAGGTAGATTTGTTAATCCACTACCATCTCCTCCAAATGAACCAGTGAACGAACCACTAATAGTTCCTTCACCTAATGTATTTAAATATCTTGAATCTAATGAGGATGTTAATTGAGATGAACCAGAAACCATTCCAGTCCCACCGAAAGTTATTTGAGAACCATTTCCTTTGAAATAAGAAGCAGTTATAGCACCATTAATATTAAGAGAACCAGTAATTAGGGCATCCGTAACAACTATTGATTGTATGGAAGGGACACCATCATCTTTTTCAAAATATAACTTACCATCGTAAGTATTTATCGCCAACTCTCCTAATTCAAGAGTATCGGCTGTAGGTGATTTTCCCTGGACTGCTGTTCTTTTTAGCTTTAATACTTGTGCCATATGTATGACTTAATAATTTCATTATATAATTATCTGACTAGAAACTCCTTATATAAGAAGTTTTTGAACTATAACCCGTTATGGATTATAGTTCATTTTCTAATTTATTAATTTTGTTTGATAAATCTTCAATTTGTTTTTGTTGTTCTTTTATACCTTCGATTAATAAAGCTACTAATTTGTCATATTTAACCGCTTTGTATCCATTATCACGAGTTACAACTAATTGTGGAAGAACTACTTCGATTTCTTGTGCGATTACACCGACATCGTTTCCTTCAAATCCATGTATATCTTTATTTTCTGCTTTCCAATCGTATGTGTTACCACTAATCATTTTGATTTTTTCGATTGGAGATTCAATTGCTGTGATGTTTTCTTTGAAACGAATATCTGAAGCAGCAAATGCTGTGATATCACCTGTTGCAGTTATTGCTCCTGTGACTGTTAATGCTCCCGTTGCTGTTGCTCCACTTACCGTCAAAGTAGTTAACGTACCAACTGATGTGATTGCACTTTGTGCTGCGGTTGTGACTGTTCCAGCGGTTGTTGCAGTTGAAGCGTTACCTGTTAATGCTCCTACAAATGTAGTTGAGGTTACTGAAGTTAAACCTGCTATGGTTGTTGATGTTGCACCTAATGCGGTAGATGTTGAACCAATTGTTATTGCTGAGTTAGCTAAATTAGCATTTGATATTGAACCT